GTCCGCACTCCGGCGCAGGCCTGCGACGACATTATCGCCCGCATCGGCAGCTGGCCGGCAACGATACTCTCCGGCGCGCTGCCGGGCTCTTACGCCATCAACGGCGCGATCACCGAGTACAAGCCGGCGATCGACTGGCTGGCGACCCTGGCCTTCCAGCTGCGCTGCTATTTCCGGGTGCTGCTCGGCGTCCCGACGTTGATCGTGCGGCCGGACAGTATATTATCCGTGCGTGGCGTCGCCGCCTGCCGGCAATCAGGCGGGCGTAAGGCGATCTCTCGGCGCAAGAGCGACTACACCGAGATCATCAATACCATCGACCTGCTCTACGATCGCGACTGGTCGCAGTCGGCCGGCGCCGAGGCCTACCGGCAGGCGGCCAGCGACAGCGACGCCGACAGCATCACCGATTACGGCGTCCAGGAGCGCCCCGAGCTGTTCCGCTTCGACTTCGTCACCGGCCAGACCATGGCCGAGAGCCTGCGGGATTTCTACCTGGCGCAGTACAAACGCCGCGCCTGGATCTTCGAGGCCGAGCTCTACATCGACCAGGCCGACCTGCAGTTCGCCGACGGCGTCACCCTCGGCTTCCTTGCCGGGGAGACCGCCGAGCTGCAGCAGGTCAAGCTCAGCCCGGGGGATTATCAGACCATGGATGTGGTGCGGGTGATCGGACGGGGATAAAAACAGCCCTCCCAGCATCCGGAATTATCCGGAATTTCAAACGCAAAACGGGTTAGCGAAAATCGCTAACCCGTTGATTTTTGGAGCCGCCCATCGGACTTGAACCGACGACCTACTGATTACGAATTATTTTTTCCGTTTCCTATCTAGCTGATATACATTGTTCTTTTCCGCCTTTCTACTGCCGGATATTCCGGAGGTGTTTGTCTGTGCGCCATCGTAGAGGGCCGCGATTTTTGAGGCGGACGACTTGAGCATATCGGCGGATATGTGGGTGTAGATCTCGGTCATCCGGATATCTGTATGGCCGAGGATGTCCTGAAGTTCGCGCAGGCTGACCCCGGCCTGGATCGCCGCCGTGGCCCCTGAGTGGCGCAGGAGATGGTTCCAGACGTCCTTGCTGATTCCGGCGCGTTTGGCGGCGTTTTTGAGGGAGCCCCTCAGATCCTTGTAAGGTTGCTGTGGGGCCCCGTTTTTTTCGGCTTGCGGGTTGGGGAATAGCCAGTCATCGTTTTTTTTGCCGGCGCAGGCATGTTCCAGCAGTTCAAGCAGCTCTTTCCCCACGATCGGGACGATGCGGCTTTTATTGCCCTTGCCGGTGACATGCAGCAGGCCGGCCTGCAGGTCAATATTTTTCCGCTTGAGGGTGAGCCCTTCCGTGCGCCGCAGACCGCAATAGGCGTAGAGCATAACGATGATGCGTTTATCGCCCTCCAGCTCGCCCAGCAGCCGCAGGGTCTCTTCCGGCGTGAGGGGCGTTGTCGGCGGCGGCAGGGTTTGGTTTTTGGTGTAGAGTTTTGGCAAATCTCCGACGGGGATCTGGATTTCATCGCGCGCGTATTTGAGCAGGCTGCGCACATAGGAGAGCTCCACATTGATGGTGCGTTTTTTAACTCCATCCTCGAGGTGCTGCTGTTTGTAGCGGGTCCAGTCGGATTGCCGGAGCAGGCTGAGATGTTTATTGCCGACGGCGGCGATCACTTTCGGCAACATTTTATGGGCTTCGCTGACAGTACGGGCGGCCTTGTTGACGGTATACCAATCCAGGAAGCGGCCGAGAACGTCATTCATGCGCTGATCGGCCTTCTCCTGGGGGATGCCTTTGATTTCGGCTTCAAAGGCGCAGGCCTCGGCCTCTGTGCCGCGGAAAACATAGTTTTTTTCCGGCTTGCGGTATCCCTGGCTGATGCGTATTTGCCACCAGCCTGGGCCCTTTGTGGGATGCTCCCGGATGGCCATGCGGTATTGGATCCTCAATGGGTCATTAATTTATGACGGATTTTCTGCCCGCCAGGGCTGCAGCCGCTCTCGGAGGGGGTGTGAGATTGGCGAGCCCCGGCGGGCAACTGAATGACGTTCATTCGGTCGGTTTCAGGCCGACCTCCCAATTAACCACCTGGTAGAGCTCGGGCCGGGAGAGGTTGGCGACCGGGACATTGATCACGGTGGCGACAACGCCGCCTTCTCCCCAACCATCGACCAGGCTCGGATATTCCAGAGCGATAATCTGGCTGGCTTCGTCCAGGGTGTAGCCGATCTGCCAGCCCAGCAGGGTATCTTCATTGTGCAGGACCAGGACCCCGATTTCATTGACGCCGTCGGCCAGCTCTGGGATGACGGTCAGGGTGATCGTTTCGGTATCCGACCAAACCTCATTGGCGACGGTGATGGTGATTTCGTATCGTCCCACCACGTCAGGCGTGAACGTGGTCCTTTTGGCGTGGGGGTTGTCGATGGTCGCAGTGCTGTTATAGGGCGCCTTGTCGATCGTCCAGGTGTAGGTGGTGTCATCATCGCGCACGGTTTTGGACGCATCCAGGGTTACCGTATCTCCGACTGTCGCCACGTCGGGGCTGCTGGTGTTGATAATCGGTTGAGCATAGCCGCAGCCGGCCAGCAATAGAATGGACAGATAAAGGATCGTTTTCAGCATTTCCCCTCCCCTTGGTTGTTATTTCCCCGCGACCGTCACGCGGGACAGGCTGCCGAATGTAGATGGCGCCGGTCTATTTAATATGATTGAAGTTCCCTTTTAGCCTTGGTTTGCTGTTCAATGCAGAACTTGACCATCTGGTAATTGGTGTCCCATTTGCCCTCGCAATATTCCTGGATCTCGGGGTCGGAAGTTCCCTGCTCAATCATTTGTTTTGAGTCTTCCTGCTGGCCGATGCAAAACTTGATCATCTGATAATTTGTGCCCCACTTATCCTCACACATCTCCTGGATTTCAGGAGAGGCCGGCTGATGTTCTATCTCCGCCTTTGCTTCCCTTTGCTGATCGATGCAGAACTTGACCATCTGGTAATTCGTGCCCCACTTGTCCTCGCATTGCCTCCGGATATCGGCAAAAGCGGTGATGGCAAAAACAAAAATTGATAAAAGCAAGGCTACGAGAAAGCCTAAATTTCTGATCATTCCCCTCCTCCTTTTAATTGTTAATGTCTATATAACCTGCCAGCCAAGCCGCCTCAGTTCTATGCGGAGTTCTCCGCCTTCAAGTCTGAGCCCCCTCCATCTTTTGCCCGCAACTCTTTGGCTGATGTTTCGATCATGGTTGCTGCTGCCTGGCGGAATGCCGGGCTGGCCTGCCGGTAGTTCTCAATAAGCAGTTGTTCCTCATCGGTCAGAGGACCAGGTCCGTACCTGGGGCTCTCTTCGCGGATAGTGGTGACAACGTGCTGTTTGATGCGATCGAGCAATTCAGGGTGGTTGATCGCCTGGGCAAATATATCCTCGACTGTTAATTCGGCTTGTCTCTGCGTGGTGTTTTTGCCGGTGATGAGCCAATCGAGGGTGACATTACCGAGTTCGGCGATTATTGAGAGGCCAATAGTGCCAGGGTCAACATGACCGTTTTCGTATTTTGATACCGTTGCCGATTGGACCCCGAGTTTCTCCCCAAGAACGTCTTGGCTCAGTCCTCGGTCATTTCTGACCTGTCTTATTCTCCCGCCGACCTGTTTCATATCGATTCGCATATGGGGAAACTTACAGCATATTTCAATAAAATAAAATAACTTTCAAAAAAAGAAATAACCAAGTAAAAACAAATCGATAGGACAGAAAAAAGGGGCTTTACTGCTAAAATAGTTCAAAAAAAAGAATAATTATTATTGACACTTTCGCAAAAAGAATCTATAAATTTCCTAAACAGAAACAAGGGAAGGTTATGACTCTCGGAAAAAAAATAGCAGTATCTAGAAAATCAAAGAAAATGACAGGGGAAGCGCTCGCCTTGGCAGTAGGTACTGCCCCGTCAACAATAAGTAAAATCGAAAATGATTTAATAAAGCCTTCCGACGAAACTCTCATTAAAATTTCAGATGCGCTTGATGATCGGTCGATCCTCCTATATGCGTTATTTGCAAGCCCCATCTGTCAGCGCATCATTCCCAGGGCCTTCGAGCCGCTGAACAATATCAACGACAATCCCTCGGCCATCCTGAACAAATTGCGCGAAGAGATGAGCGAGGCGATTAAGGCGGCGGACATCCTCGCGCGAATTTTTAGCGTGAAAGAACCAGAGAATTCGCCCTGCTACAAAGAGACGTTATTCGCCAAACTGGAGCAGATTATCGATGTTCCGCGCTGTGTCGAGGAACTCTTTGCCCGGCTCAAAGGTTGCCGTGCCCTGACAGAGGAAGAGCACCTAGAAATCCATATCCGCCAGCAGGCCAAGGTTGAGCGCAACGGCCACCACAAACCCGACCACAGGGAGGCGATATGACCGAGCAGATCAAATGGACCCGGCTTGCTGACAACCGCCCGGAAGATGACGAGCTTGTGCTGGTTTGCGACCAGGGCGGAGAGGTGTCTGTGAGCTGGTGCGAGAATGGCGTCTGGATGGATATCTACCAGATCCCGGAAGGGGATATCTGCGCCCCCGTGTACTGGGCGCACATGCCGGCGGGGCCGGGCCGGGAGGTCGCCTGATGGACGTTTTAGCGTTGCATGACGCCTGCCAGGAGATCGGCGGGGTCTGCGGGTGCAACAGCGGCTACCAGATGATGCTGGCCGGCCGACTTCTGGACCGTTCACTCGACGAGCTCAGCGTGGCGGAGCTGCTCGCGGTCATCCGCGAGTCGACCGCCGATTACAACCGAATTTATGCGGGGGGCAATGGCTGACCCTCTGCAGCAACTACATGCTCAACTGGACCGCATCGAGGGGATGCTGTCCAGGTTGCTGCAAGGGCCGGGAGGCGACCAACCGGAGGCCGGCCCGGAACCGATCACGCCCGGCTCGTTTCGTGCCCGCTGCCAGCAGGCGATTGCCCGCCATGAGCAGCAACAGGAGCGCAAGCGGGAGCCCCACAACAGTTAGCGGCAGCGATGCCGCGCCGGGTCGAGGGTGGCAACCCCCTCCTCCATCCTCGACCCGGCAAATTATTGTGACCACGAGGTGGGCATGCAATGCCCGGGAGTCCACCTCCTACTCCCGGGCCATTTTTGACCGGAGGATTGTGATGCTGGATGCCGTTGCCTACCTCTCTGTTTGCGCCCTCTTTGCGCTCCTATCGATCCATTGCCTTGTCGGGTTCACGGGGCTGCTCTAGCCGTGCCGAGTGTTGAGCGTTCAAGCGCCCGTGACACCGGCACGGAGGCACTGGGAAATAAAAATGTACGATTGGTTGCTTCTGCTGTTGGTGGTGCTGGTGGCGTTATTGGTGACACTGGCGCCGTTTTTGTCGCTCGGAGGTTGATATGGATTTTTCCCTGATGATATTTGGCGCGGCGATGGCGATATTCCTGGCGTTTTCGGCGCTGCTCCTGGTGGTGGCGCTGATCAGCGCCACGATCGACAGGTGGCGCTGGAACGGGGGAACCTGCCGGCGCAACGGGTTGCCCTGGCGCACGATAATTACCCCGGACGGAACGGTTGTTCTGACCGCCGGCAGCGAGAGGGCGCGCGTTGGGCGCTGGATTTTGAGCGAGGAGTACCTGAGATGAGCCATCGCTACTGTGAGATCTGCGGGGCGGGAGTCATCAACACGCCACGCGGGCAGATCACCGGGTGCGAACATTACCCGGCAGAACCCGCGCCGGCCGGCAGCTGTTTTGTCTGCCCGGTGACGCGCCAGAAAAATTGTGAGCCGTGCGGGCTGGAGTGCGCGACCTGCCCGGCCGGAAAAACACAGGAGGGAAAACCATGATCAGCTGCGGAACGAAATTTGAGACCACGACCCTGATCAAAAATTCAGCCGGCGCGCTGATCGAGCCAGGAACGCCGTCAATGGTCCTGGGCATGATCAGGCGTTCGGCGCCGGAACTCTATGTCTGCGAGACGCTGGAAAATGCCGAGGAGTTTTATTGCTACGCCGAGCAGATCCGGAGAGAGGGGCAGGTGTCCTGATGGGCCTGGCCGCGACCATTCCGGGGCTGGCTCTGCACCGGGCGCGGACTGCCCCGCGGCCCTACTGTTTCCAGACCGCAAAACGCCAGGTCGACCAGGTGCTGTACTGGATGGCGGACAATATTCCGGATGATTTGCTGGAGTGGCTGCAGGAGTATGATACCGAGCAGTGGCCGCGAGTGATGGCCTGTTGGCGTGAGATCGAGACCTGCGACCAGAACCAGGATCAGTCCGGGGTCGCGGCGGCCTGCTCGAGCATGGTGCTGGCCCTGCGGCAGGGGCTGCGGCGCTACAACTCGCCGCCGGTGGCTCCCATGGAATGTCAGGGAGGCCTGTTTTGAGTTACTACCTTTTTGTTGATGGCGGCCTGCTCGGGGTGGTCGACCCGGAGCAGCGCGAGGAACTCGAGCTAGAACATCTGCGCGGCGTTGAATTTGTGCCGGTGGTGGCCGAGATCGAGGCCTGTGTTCGGGATCTGCGGCAACCGGCCGGGCGCATCAGGCCGCCTCGGTCTATTTTTGCTGAGGTGGACTGATGGGCTGGGCGCTGGAGAATCTCGGCTCGGGCGAATGCAAGGCGATCGCCGAGGGGCTGTTCCGGGTTGAGCGCGACTACGGAGGGGCCAAGTTGCACGGCTTTTGTCCGGTGCATGGCGATAAATCGTCAGCGTCGTTCGTTTATCATTACGGCGCCGACTGGTGCAAGTGCCAGAGCTGCGGCTTCGGCGGCGACCTGGTGAAATTGTGGGCCGAGGTGACCGGCCATGATCACCAGGACATCAAGGCGTTCAAGACCGAGTTCGGCGAGGGGTCTGATGCGCTCCCGCGGGAAAAACGCGCCAGAGCGCCGGCCAGCGCGCCGAAACCCGAGCGCCCGGCTGAAATATTTATCCCCGAGGAGATCCTCGAGGCCCTGCCCCCGCTCCCCACGGAACGTCTCCAGGAATTGATTGAAAAACGCCGCTGGACCGAGGCGGCGATCAAGAAAATGGATCTGCGCGAATACCTGGCCGGCGGCAAACACAGCAAAATAGCGTTCCCGATCCGCGACGCCCAGGGGAAGCTTTGTAATATCAGACTTTACCAACCTGGGGCCGACCGGCTGAAAATGATCAGCTGGTACGATCCGAAATGCCACATCTGCGCGGCGACCTGGACCAAAAAAAACAAAGCGAAGGTGTGTTCGAGCTGTGGGGCGCTGCCCCTCGACTACGGCCGGACCCGACTTTACCCGGCGCCACCGTTTTGGGGCAAGGGGTTGCTCTGGCTGGTGGAGGGGGAGAGCGATTTACTTTGCGCCCTGAGCCATGGCCTGAGCGCGGTGACGCAGACCGCCGGAGCAGGGACATGGCCGGAGGAATTCAGCTCGGAGTTCGCCGGGCGCGATGTGGCAATAGCCTACGATGCGGACAAGGCCGGGTTTAACGGAGCGCTGAAGGCGGCCAAGAGCATCGCCGAGCATGCCAGGAGCGTGCGGGTGATTCAGTGGCCGGAATGGATGGGAGGGGATGAGTGACGACGCTCCCCGGGCATTATCCGAAAGACCACGGCCAGGACCTGACCGATTTTTTTTGCCGACACGAAATGACGGTCGGCGACCTGAACGATCTACTCGCCTCGGCCCTGACCGTCGAGCCGGAGCAGGAACCGGAGCGGGATCCGGGCGTCGACCGTTTTTTCAAGGGGCGCAAATTCATGCCGGCGCGACTGGCCGAGGCGATCATGCAGGATATCAGCATCCTCTCCGACCCATTGACCGGACTGACCTATCGCTGGAACGGCAAGCACTGGGAGCAATATGACCTGCAGCACATCCGCGCCAAGGCGTTGCGCATGCTGGGCGATGAAGGTAACAGCGCCAAGGCGGCCGACGTGGCGGCGATGGTGCGGGATTTGAGCGTGTTGCCGGTGGGGCGCGCGCTGAATGATAACCCGGAGCTGATCTGCCTGCAGAACGGCATGTTCAACCTGGTGACCGGGCAATTGCTACCACACGCGCAAGAACACTATGCCACCCATTGCCTTGGGGTGACCTTCGACCCCCGAAACGTCCAGGATTGCCCCAGGTGGAAGAGCTTCCTCGATGAGGCGGTCCGGGATCCGGAGACGATCCGGGAAATTCAGAAGTTTTTCGGGTATTGCATGGTCCGGGACACACGCCACGAGAAATGGTTGCTGCTCTACGGCCCTGGTGGCGACGGGAAATCGAAGTTGATGTCGGTGCTGCGCCACCTGGTCGGCGAGGAGAACTGTAGCCATATCCCGATGGGGAAACTGGAGGATCAGTTTTACCTGAGCCGCCTGGTCGACAAGTTGCTGAACATGAGCACGGAGGTCGAGAGCAAGGCGATGCAGTCGATGGAGATCAAAGCGATCGTCTCCGGTGATCCTGTGGCGGCGGCCTTTAAAAACCAGACGCCGTTCGATTTTGTCCCGGTCTGCAAGCTGGTCTATAGCACCAACCGCCTGCCGCGGGTGATGGATAATTCGGACGGCTGGTTCCGTAAAGTGATGGTGGTGGAGATGACCCAGCAATTCTACAAGCAGGGGCGCGCCGACCTGAACCTTGAAGCGAAGCTGCTCTCTGAGTTATCTGGCATCTTCGCCTGGTCGCTGATGGGCCTGGAAATACTCAACGGAGAAGGGTTTAATCCGTCGAGGTCAATGGAGGCCTCGCTGTACGATTATAAGCGGACCAACAACAACGTGCTTTATTTCATTGAGCAGCACCTGGTGGCCGATCCCGACTCCAGGACGGCCAAAGACAAGGTTTGGGAGGAGTACGCCAAGCGCTGCCGGTTGTGGGGGCTGCAGCCCTTCGGGGAGCCGTTCTTCCGCAAGGAGTTTCTGCGTTTGCTGAGCGATCTTGCTATCCCCGTAAGGGATGGCAAGATCTGTGATGATTACGCGCCAGGGGCGCGCAAGAATGCCTATGTGGGTTTCCGGCTCGTCGACGAAAAACTCGAGGCCGACAGCCCCGCCCCCGCCCCGCCCCCGCCCCCCACCATACCGGAGACCGTATCATGATGTATCTCGCAAGCGCCGTGCCGGATCAATCCAAAGGGGAAAACCGGTGGATAAATACGCCAAAATTATCAAAGAACACCCAGCAGAAGCCGCCGAGATGCTTGCCTGTGAGCTCCGGCAGAAAGACAGAATCATTTCCGAGGTCTGCACCACATTGCGCTGGATCGAAAGCCGGGACAAAGATTTTGAGGCTCGCGGGCACATCCATGACGCAATTTCCCTTTGTTCTGTCCGGGGTGTCCGGGCTTGTCCGGGCAAAAATGAGGCTGCCCGGACACCGGAGACATAGAGCTGCAGCGGCTTTGCGGGAATCTGTCCGGGATGTCCGGGGTATTTTCTATTGCCTCACGTACGCACACACGCAGGTAAGCAATAAAACATCGAAACAAAAAAGGAAAAATATCCTTGGGAGTTTAAATTATCCCGGACATCCCGGACAATAGAGGAAAAACCCTCGAAATTATTTAAGAAATCCTGTCCGGGCAGGGGGTTTTTACCCCGGACAAGCCCGGACATCCCGGACAGAAGGAGATAGGCGATGAGTCGAGGAAACGAGCTGATTTATTTTGATGTCGACGTTTTTAAGGACGCCCTCGATGCCGCCTGTGATGAAACGGCCGGCCTGGTCAAGAAGGCGATTTACTCGACCATGGGCAAGGTGCGGCAGCGGGCAAGAACGGAGGTGAGTAACGAGATCCGCAAGAAGTGGAACATTAAGAAAAAGGACCTGGACAAGCGGCTACGCGTCAGGGCCGGAGAACGGGGTCACGGCTACGAAACCTTTGAATTGATTATCAAGGGCCAGTCCATTTCGCTGTCCTACTTCGGCGCCAGGCAGTATGCAGGCAACCGGGTCATCACCAGGACCATGGGCCGGGTGAACAAGCGGGCCTCCAGGTTCCAGGGCGTGCAGGTCGAGGTGATCAAGGGCCGCCGCACCCAGCTGCCAGGCGCGTTCATGCAAGCCGCCGGCAGCGGCCACGTGATGGTGATGAAACGCACGGGCAAGAGCCGCTACCCAGTGGCGATCAAGGCCGTGATCTCACCGGCCAGCATGTTCAGCGATTCTGCGATCTACGATAGATTCACCGACCAGCTGATGGCCGACCTCGAGCGGATATTCGCGCACGAGCTGGAGTACCGGCTGACCAAGGACGGGTACCTGTGATGGCGCTCGGGTCCTTCCGGCGGGGGTACCGCCTGCGGGCGAGCGAGCGCGCAGAAAACGCGTGCGATGCAATTTTTTTGAGTTCCGGAAGACTGGAACCTATTAAGAATCCAGTGAGTTACAGCGATGGTCACGCTTGAACAATTACTCGCCGCAGTGGTGAGGCCGGCGGCTTGGTCATGGATGCAGCGGGCATATCTTCCGGCCGGCCCGGTCTGCCCGGTCTGCCAGGCGGCCATCACCGGCGCCCGCGCCCTGGCAGCCTGGCACGATTTGCGGAAAGTTTTTTGCGCCGGCTGCGGGCATACCTTCCGGCCGACCGCCGGCACGCCGATTCACGAAACCAGCTGGCAGCCGGAAGAATACGTCCAGTGCATGCTGCTGGCCGCCGCCGAACGCACCCCGGCCCAGATCGCCGCGGCGATCGGCAAAAGCTCGGCCTGTGTGCGCGATATGCTCGAGCGGATCCGCCTTCGGCATCCGCCTTGCGACTCTCTTTTGGAGAGTTTTCCCGATAAAGAAGGATAAAAAGGGGGCCCGGCGAAGGGGCAGGGATAGGGGTTATTAACGAGAGTGGAGGAAGTATGAAGTTTTCGGTCCAGCGACAAGAATTACTATCGGCGATTAACCGGGTCAGCGGCGCGGTCGACCGGCGCAGCACCCTTCCGGTGCTGTCGCACGTGCTGATCGTCGTCTATTTGCGCGGAGCGGTCGGGGTGACGGCCACAGATCTGGAGCTTTTCGCCACGGCGGAGTGTGGCGCGGAGGTCCCGGCCGCCGGCGGCGAGGCCTGCGTGCCGGCGAAGAAGATCAAGGATGCCCTGGATTCCATTCCGGTCGACACCGTCGAACTCGGGATAGAGAATATGACGATGACAATCGAGGGAGACGGTATCCGATATTCATTTTCTTGTCTCCCGGCCGACGAATTCCCTACAGTTCCAGCGTCCGGGCTGAAAGAGTCGCTCCTCTTCAGCCCTGGACTCCTGCCAAAAATGATCAACGCCTGTAGCCACGCAGCCGACCAGACCGGGCACAGGGCGACGCGATATGGGGGGATACATTTTTGCCGAGAAAATGACCGATTGACCGCCGTCGCTATTGACGGGCATCGACTCTCCCTGGTTGGGATGGCACTGGATGGAGTTTACCAGCTGGAAAAATCAATTACTCTGCCATTAAAAACCTGCAAACTCCTCGCCGGAGTGGTTGGGAATATTGAAATGTCGGTCGAAAATGACAGGCTCGCTCATTTTGTGAGCCCCGGGTCTAGTATTTATTCGGCCATTTTTGACGGCGATTATCCTGATTTCCGGCGGGTCATCGCGACCGACTATCCACACCTGACCACCGTCGATCGTAAGCGCCTGATCGAGGCCCTTTCCGCTTGCGGGGTGATCAGCGACGACGGTGGAAAAACAGTCAACATGCAGATTCATGCCGCCGGCCACCTCACAGTCTCTGCCCTGGGGGATCTGGGCACAGCCGAGGCAGTTATCCCCTGCGATGGTGATGATAGTCTGGTGATTTCTATTCCCTCCCGCCAACTACTTCAGGCGCTCAAGGCCCTAGAGGGGGACGAAGTATTTTTAAAATATCAAGATAACCTGCATCCGCTACTAATTTTTCCCGCTGATCATGGTCCATGGGACGAGCGGCTGGAAATGATACAGGCAATGAGGGCACGGAAAAACTAAAATAATGACCGAATCCTCCACCACCGACAAAGAACAGCAGCTCCGCGACCAGGTCGACAACGCTCGGCAATCAGCCACTGTCAAACCGACGGCGCGGAACATCAAGGAAATGAAGCGGGCACAAAAAACCCTCGAACAATATCTGGCCTCGGCTTCCGAACCTCAATCAGCCGGGAAAATTTTTGACAGCATCCTTGATGTCATCGAATATCTCGGGGGCGAGGGATACAAAATAGGCAAAAGTAGCGCCTACGACCACTGGAAACGAGAGGGGAAAATTAGCGCCCGGCCTGACGGTACATTTGCCCAGGCAGAAGTCGACCGTTATGCCCGGGAACACCTACAGAAAAGGGATGGGTCCGGCGCCGTCCGCAATATGGCCGAGCAGAAACAGGCCGCCGAGATCCGCCAGAAGAATGCCGATGCCGAAATGCGCGAGCTCAAGCTACGAAAAGAGCTCGGCGAGCTAATTCCCCGCAGCCGGGTTGAAATCGAATTTTCAGAGCGGGCCACCCACCTGAAAAATTTTTTCGATGCCGTCGCCAGATCCTCGGCCGGCCGGATTATCAAGTTAGTTGGTGGTGACCCGCAGCGGTCCGCTGAATTGATATCGTTTGCGCTCGGGATTAACCGCAAAGCTTTTGACAACTACAGCCGCGCTCTCGATCTCGGCGACGAGGAGGATGAAAATCATGGCCAGTAAAACCAAAAATAAACTCGCCGACCTGAACGACCATCTTTTTATGCAACTCGAGCGGTTGTCTGACGAGGACACGGTCGGTGACAAACTCAGCGAGGAAATAAGCCCCCGAAAGGGGGCCGGAAGATCAACCATTAATTTTTTGGATGAGCCGATCAATGGAGAGTTGGCGTTGACGCAACATTTGATTGATATCTGCCCAGACCCCGACGGGGATCGGCCTTTCCGCGGCCATCCACTGGCGGACCCTGCGAGCGTCGGACAAGCCGAGTTCGCGGCTCATGTCGGTTTGCCACCGGTCGCCGAAGAGAGCGTTGCCAACCATTTCCAGTTCGGCAGGCCCGCAGTTTTTAGCTGCGTCAGTCGCTGTGGGAAGGTGGTAGTAGCCAAGCCAGAAGGCGCTTTGATCTTCGGCCTTCACCCCGCCTTTCGGATCGTGGAAATTTGCAGGGAGTCTATCAACGAGGTCGCCCACAAGTTGCTCTTTGTCTTTGCTGTTGGCCGGATGCTTAAGCATGAGCGCCAGCAAAGTGGCAGGCTGGGCAAGTTTGTCAAAATAGCTCAGCGGTGGTTTTTCGATGAGGTCTGGCCAGATGGCGCGGCAGAGCATGCCAAGGGTGTACATGGCGTCTTTCATGGTGGTCTCCTTGTGAGGTTAGCCCCGGCCGGAGCCGGGGCGGATGGGAACTTACCAAATTTTGGTTTTGGTGACCTTGTGGCCGCCTTTACCGTCGGGGACGATCTCTTCCCAAGTTTCGGTGAGTTCGAGGGTTTTGGGGTCGGCCTTGAGGGTGTTTCTGAATCCGAGGCCCTTAACTCTGATGCCGGTGGGGAGGGACTGGAGGATGTACTGCAGGCTGTAGTCGCGGTAGTCGATCCAGAATTCTGCGTGGTCGATGGAGAGGATTTTGTTGATGATGACATCGTAGGCGGCGACTTTGCCGAGGTAGTTCTCGGCTTCTTTCGCCATTTTCGCCTGGATGTCGTTGGCCCACTTGCTTTGCTTTTCAGATCCTTTCATTGCTCGCCTCCTTTAGGCTTAGCGGGCGGCCCTCATGGCCTTCCCTGTTGTAATAACTGTACCCAAATTTAGGTACAAAGTCAAGGGGGAAATGTAAAAAAGTGCAGCAAGATGATTTTTTTTAGGTTTGAGGCAAAA